ATGATAAGGTTAGAGATAATAACTTTTATAGATATCAAGCGTTAAGAATAGCAAGAACTGAAACAACTACTATAAGCAACTATGCAACTTTACAAGCTGGTAGAGCAAGTAGGTTAGTAATGACAAAAAAATGGGTATCTATTCAAAGTGAACGAACAAGAGTAACGCCTGAAGACCAATTCGATCATCTTCACATGAATGATGCAGTAGTTGAATTAGAAGAGTTGTTTAATGTTGATGGGATAGACGGTAATAATTCGATTATGTACCCAGGAGATCAAGAATTAGGAGTAGCAGGAAATATAATAAATTGCAGATGTGCAATGACATTAATTCCTAAAAGAGATAGTAACGGTAGACCAATAAGAAAAACAGATTTATAACATGGATTTTAAACAATTATCTTACGATTTAAAAGACTTCGACGAAAGCAAAGGAGTTATTAAGGCTTATGCAAACGCTTATAATAATACAGATAGCGATGGAGACATTAGTATGTTTGGTTCGTTTGAAAAAACTGTAAAGGAAAACTTTAAGCGAATTAGAGTACTAAAAGATCACAATAGTACGATGATGATTGGAGTACCTTTAGAAATTGACACTATGGACACATACGGACTTATGACTACTTCACAATTCAATATGAAGAAAGACATGAGTAGAGATATGTTTTACGATGTAAAGATGATGTATGACAATAACATGAACGCTGAGTTATCAATAGGGTATCAAGTTATGCAGAGAGACAGTAAAAACAAATCTATGATTACCGAATATAAACTATTTGAATACTCTTTTTTATCCTCACATGCTGCGAACGAGCTTGCAACAGTACAAGATATTAAAGGTATAAATAGTTTTTACGGTATCATGGAAATAGCTCAAAAAGCGTACAATTTAGACTATTCAGACACTCGGTTAAGAGAGTTAGAAACAATATTAAAAGCACTATCTAAAGAGCCGATAGAAACTATCACTTTAAATGAACAGCCGCTTATTTTAGACACGTTAAAATCATTTAAATTTTAAAACACAAACAATGGAAGCATTAGAAATTAAAACAGCGTTAGACGCTATCAAATTGCAAGTAGAAACTAAATCTACAGAGAACGCAACAGAAGTTAAGGGAATGATTGAAACTCTAGAAGGTAAGATGGTAAAAGGTGCAGACCTTGAAGACATGAAAGCGGAATTGAGAGTAGAGCTAAAAGCCATTCAAGATTATGCTGATTTATTAGATGTTAAATTAAACGAGAAAAAAGGATCAGGAATGAGCGAAAAGAAGTCTTACGGTGAAGTAGTTACAAAGTCAATTATTGACAATGCCGTACAAATTGGAGAAGTAGGTAATAAGTCTACTAAATTGCAGTTAGATATTAAAGCAGTTGGTAACATGACATTAGGCGCAAACCTAACAGGAGATCAAAATAGAGATTATTCTGATAATATTCAAATTGTTCCTTCTCAATTACTAAATTTTAGTGATTTAGTTTCTACAGTTGCAATTTCAGGAGGTACTTATACCTTTCCTAGAGAAACTACTTCAGAGGGTTCTATTTCTCAACAAACAGAAGGTGCTGTAAAATCTCAAATTGATTATGATATCACAATGGTAGATGTATCTACTAACTATTTAGCTGGTCGTGCTGTTTATTCTAAGAAAATGCGTAACAACCTACCATTTCTTGAGTCTTTTATTCCACGTGCTTTAAGACGTGATTATTTCAAAGCAGAAAACGCTAAGTTTAGTGCTGAATTATCAGCGGTTGCGACCGCATCCGTTTTAACAAGTGGTAATCGAATTGAAAGATTAATTTCTAACGTTGCGGCACTTGAAGGTATTGATTATGCCGTTAACGGCATCGTTGTAACGCCTGCTGATTATTGGGCTATAATGTTGACTGAAAAATCTACAGGAGCTGGATATGGATTACCAGGAATTGTAACTATGGAAGGTGGAAACTTGAAAATTAATGGTATTTCAATATTTAAGGCAACTTGGTTAGCTGCTAATAAGTATTTTGTGGGCGATTGGTCTTATGTTCAAAAGGTAGTAACAGAAGGTCTTGTATTAGAGTTTTCTACTGAGGATAACGACAACTTCTCAAAGAACAATATTACTGCTAGAATTGAGGCTCAAATTGCACTTGCAGTTGAAAGACCAAACGCAGTAATCTTTGGAGATTTTACAACATCTGTATAGTTTTAGATTATTTTATATTAAACCCGATAGCTAATGTTATCGGGTTTTTTTTATTTAATCGTTTAATTTAATGATTTGTGTTTTTAAGTTATTATTTTAGTACGCGGAATTATTACTGCTTGTTTGTTTGCCACATAGCTTATACGCAGCAGTTAACCATAATACTAATATCCGTATTTATCAAGAAACCATTTCTCAGCAATATCTCTAATCGCATTTGGTGCATAACTTAATCCATCAAAAAACATTTTTCCTTCAAGAAAAGCGGTTATAATATCTTCTTTTTCTTTTTCTAGTTTTGGCTGTATTTCATTCCTTAAAAGTCTATAAGAAAGAAAATTAAAATCTTCTGTATTCTCTCGTACATATTTGCATAAGTAATTTACAGCAGTACTATGGTTAACAGCGGGTTGAAGCAAGTGGTCATTGGTTTTTAATTCAGTCATTTTTTTGTGTTTTTAATATTAGTTTTAAATTTATAGAATCGGTGTACTTTTCCACCTGCATCAACCCGCAAGCGTTATGTGATACTTTAGTAGTACGACATCTTACCGAATGGATTAGGTGAATTGTAAATCTTTTTAAAATTCAATCTTTCTCTCCAAAATTTACCATACTTTTTATTTATTTCACATCTTGCGTTTACGTGTGCATTTGTGTCTCCGTTCTTTTCAAATTCCTTTGATAAATGATATAGTTCAGTAGATATTTGCTTAGTGTATTTATCAATGATCTTTTCGTCTGTATTTGGCAAATCGTTAATAAAAGCATCACATAACAACGGTTTTGACTTATTGCCTAATTGTTCTTGAACTGAATTATTATTTTCTTCTTGCATAATTTGTGTTTAATTTAAAGTTGATCTTGTATTTTTGGCAACAAGACAAAGCCACAACCGACGTTAGCAAATGTATAAATACTTCTTAAATAAACAATACTTTATTTAATTTATTTACGCAAATTAATATTTAATCATTTATTTGTATATTTGTATCTAATATTAAAAATAAAACTATGAAAATTAAATTTATATTAGAAAGTTTCGGATATGATATTTTTTACAAAGTAGGCGACATTGCTGATCTTGGGGAGAAAAGAAATCTAAGCGCAGTTGAACGTGGAAGAGCTGTTTATGTAGATGAAGTAAAAAAAACAGTTAAAAAGAAAGATAAATGAGTTATTTAAACATAATTTCATTATCTCAGGCAAAAACTTATTTAAGGATAGATGAGGATCAAAATGAAACAGATGAGGAAATAATTTCTATGATAAACGGTGCTTTTTCATTTATAGAGAAACGTACTAATCATATATTATTTCCAAGAAACAAAACTTATTATGCGGATGGAATTGTAAATGTTTATGACTTTCCTATTAATTTAGTTCCTGTAGAAAATATACAACTTGTTTATAATAATTACTCTACAATTACCACAAAAGATAGAGAAGTAGTGTTAAACGTTGGTTATCAAAGTATTTCTCAAATACCAGAGGAATTAAGACAGGCTGCATTTCAAATGTTAAAGGTATTTTATTTTGAAGCGGAAAAACAAGTTAATACAACTTTAATACCTGAATCAGTATTAATGATCTTAGATATAAATAAGAGATATATATGTTAGCTAGAACTTATGACAAGAGGGTTGAGATATGGGGTCTTCAAGAAGTTGATGATCCATTTGGAGGATTTACAGTTTCTGAATCATTAATAATTAAAAGATGGGCGAGTATTGAAACTAAAAGTAGTATTAGAAACATAGATAACGGTAAGTTAGAAAACTTTTTTACTACTATATTTAAGTTTCGTGGCATCAACTCTTTTATGCTTAGTGAAAAATTAAACTACATAAAATATAAAGGCAATAAATTTGTTATAGACCGAATAGAAAATATAAACTTAGTTGATATAGATATAATTGTATATTGCACCGCTTCAACTTAAATAAATGGCTTTTAAACCGCAAATAAGAGGATTAGATAAAACAATATCGGATTTAAAAAAGTTTGGTAATAAATCCGAGGAGGCTTTAAACACAGCTTTAGAAACTACTGCTTTTGATATGGTAGATAAAGCGGTTTCTTTAGTCGTTGTTGATACGGGTAAATTAAAACAGTCTATTAGAGTAGTTACGGTAAGTGAAAGCAACTTTATAGTAGAAGCTGGTGGAGGAGTAGCACCTTATGCACCTTACATAGAGTTCGGAACGGGTGGATTAGTTGATGTGCCAAAAGAGTTTGATGAGCAAGCACGTAGAGCATTAGGGAAAGGAATTAAACAGGTTAATTTACCCCCACGACCTTATATGTACCCTACATTGATTTACGGAAGAAAACAAATTGAAATAAACCTAAAAAAAGAGATTGAACAATTAACAAAAGCCTTTAAATAATTAAAGGCTTTTTATATTAAATTATAGTCAATAGTTTAGATTGATATGCGTTACTAGCTTCTATTTCGTCCTTAAAAGTGCCTAAATGTAATGTATTCCCATTTATTCTTATACTAGCCGTCCATTTTTTTTTACTTTTTAAAAGATTAACGCCAGTATATTTAGAACTACATCCTTTTTTGTCTTTAGAACTATTTTCTCTATTTGTAATTAATTGTAAATTACAAGCTCTATTGTCATTTTTTATATTATTTATGTGATCCACAACTATTTCATTAGTTCCATTTGGTTTATGATTTAAAAACGCAATTGCCACTATTTTTTGCAAGCTATGAGTTTTAATATCTTTATCAATATACAATCTAAATTGAACGTAACCGTGAGTATTGCAACAATTTTTAAGTATTCTGTCTTGTGTTACGTAATTACCTCTGGGGTTTAAAATTAATCTACTTAATGATTTTATTCTGCCTAAATTGCTCACTTTGTAAATTCTTTCATAACCTAAAACTTCTTTCCAAATTTCTTTATTATCCATAAATGTAAAAACTCGCAAATCAAAAGGTGGACGTCTTTATCATTGCGAGAATTTTATAATATTGTTATTACGGCGTCCACTCCGATAATGTAAATATACAAAATTATATTTAATACATTGAATTTTTTTATTATCTTTACAAAGTCTTTTCATAGTTATTTTTTAGTTGATAGAAAACACGTTGCATTTGTAACGTGTTTTTTTGTATATTTGTGTATGGATAAAATCAACCCTAGTAAGTTTATTAGAAAATCAATCTTTACCGCTATTAACGGTATGGTTGTAAATGGGTTAACAATTCCATGTTATGATACAAGGGTTAAGTCTAGCGAAAACCCACATTTTTATGTTTTAATGACTACACAAAGTAAGCGAGTTTTAAAACAAAATAAGTGTGAGTACTTTTGGGAAGCAGATATACTTTTGGATATAGTAACTATTTACAATGGTGCAGGAAATACGGGTAGTAGGTTATTGGTTGACGACATAGAAAATCAAATAAGATCATTAACACAAGATTTAGTTATTGAAGGGTTTACAACAATAATTCAAGCCGAAGATTTCCCTAACAATTTAGACAACATAAACGATAATCAAATAGTTTACAGAAATTTTATTCGATACACATTAACACTAAATTAAGCAAAAAATGAGCACATTTATCAAAGGAGAGGTTTGTATCCTCTCAATTCACGACGGAACAACCTACAAGCCTGTAGCGTGTTTAACATCAAACTCTTTAGCAACAGATGTATCTGTAATTGAAAGTATGACAAAATGCGACCCAGGCGTATCTGTTAAACAAGCGGGAATGTTTACTTATTCAGTAAGTGCAGAGGGTCAGTACATTGATACTACAACAGTAGGAGGCGATACTGCTAAAAAATCACACGATTCTTTACTTGTTAAACAACTTACTAAAACACTAGTTAATTTCAGGATTGACACAAACACCCTTAATGCTGCTTCGGTAAAGTATTTTGGTGGTGCGGTAATTTCTAGTCTTTCGGCTGATTTTGGAAGTGGTGACGATTTAGCTACATTCTCTTTGACATTAGACGGTAGCGGATTAATTTTATTATCAGATCCAATAGTATAATATATGACAACTAAAATTAACATAGGAGGACAAGACAGAGAATTTACTTTTTGCTTAGGTATGCAAGGCGATATTTTAGAAGACTTAAACATGGGATTTATTGAATTTTGTAGTAAAGTAGATTCTAATCCGTTTAAGTATAGACCGATTGTCATGCAGTACGCATACAATTATAAAAATGATAACAAAGTAGAATTATCTACTATTTTAGATTGGATAGAACAAGATGGTGATATTCATAGTATTGCACTACAAAAATTTAACATTGCATATACTAATTATTTAACTAAAAATGTACCTGTTCAAGATTCTAAAAAAAAAGTGGTGAAGATTTAGAGATTAATTGGAATGAAGATGTTATATCTTTTGCAATAGGCGAATTAAAGGTAATTAGTTTACAAGCGGTTTACGACATGACTTGGGCTGAGTTCCAGATTCGCCTTTTTGCTTATAATAGAATTCAAAAAATGGAATGGCTTAAATTAAGAGAGTTAGCATGGGCATCATTAATTGGCTCACATTACGATCCTAAAAAGTTACCTAAAAGCAAAGATTCGTTTATGCCTTTAGATAATGATAAAGTTAAACAGCAAGGAATTACCGATATACAAAAAGAAGCATTTTTAAAAGCGACACAGCAATATTTAACAATAGCAAACAATGCCAAAAATAGAAATTGAGATAGGTGGCGATAATAGCGACTTACAAAGAAAAATTGCGGAAGCTGAGATACTTTTAAAAAGGCTTAGGAAAGATGTAGCGGTAGAATTAAAAGCTGGTAATATTGATTTAGCGGAAAAAATGACCGTAGAGGTCAATCAGGCTAAAAAGTCATTACAAGGATTACAAGCGCAATACACTAATACAACTAAATCTACAAATACATTAAGTAAATCTACTGCTAACGGTAGTAATGCATTAATGCAATTTTCACGTATTGCTCAGGACGCTCCTTTTGGTATTATGGGTATCGGTAACAACATTACCGCAACTGCCGAAAGTTTTTCTTATTTATCTAAAAGTGCAGGAGGAACAGGAAACGCATTGAAGGCTGTAGCAAGTTCAATGATGGGAACAGGTGGTATATTATTAGCAGTTTCTTTGGTTACTTCTGCATTGACTTACATGAGCCAGAACGGTATTACTGTAGGAGATATTTTCGATAAATTATCAGGAAATTTCGATGCCGTAGGTAACTCAATGAAAAAAGCATTTGATGAAGGTGCTAAAAGTGCATTAGAGGAACGTGGTAATCTATTGGGTTTAATTGCAGTAGCTCAAAGCGAAACGGTTTCAAGGCAAGCCAGAACACAAGCGGTTGCTGATTTACAGGCTAAATACCCTGCTTATTTAGGTAATTTATCTAAGGAGGAAATAATGTACGGTAATTTGACTACTGCTGTAAATGCTATAACACAGGCGTTAATTAGTAAGGCAGTTGCTGAAAAATTAGCAGAGGATGCGGTAGATCCTACAATAAAGTTATTTAAGGCAAACGCTTTAATAATTTCACAAAAAAAGCAACAGATTACTTTAGAAAAAGATTTAGCTGCTGAAATAAAAAGCAATGCGGATGCTGGATTTGGTGGAGCTACAAATAAGGCGGTACAATTAAAAAATGCAATTGCAAATAATAATGTAGCAATAAAAGAAACAAGGTCTAATATTGGAGAGTTAACTAAGGTTGTAAAAAGTTACGAAGATAATATTAGTAGAGTTAGTAAATCAGGTGCTCAACTATTAATAAAAGCAGATAAACCCTTAATCGCTAAAGTATTAACAGATGGTAAACCTGTTAAAATATTGGTAGAACCTGCTTTTAAAAATCCTAAAGGTAAACAAAGTTTTGGAGGTGGTTTTATTGGCGGTGGAATTGTTAACCCTAATTTAGGTTTACAAGCACCTGACTTAGGAGTTGATTCTGCTGCAATAGAGGCTAATGCTAAATTACAAGAAGGTTTAGCAATGCAACAAGAAACTTTAAATAAATTTAATGATAGTGCAAGTAATATAATAAGTAATAATATAGCAGACACTTTTGGTAATTTAGGATCTGTTATAGGTGGTGCTATTTCTAACGGCGGTAACGTATTGGAAGCTGCTGGTAGTGCTTTATTGGCTGGATTAGGTTCTGTTATGGTTGATCTTGGTAAAATGGCAATAGCCACTGGTGTTGGTATCTTAGGAGTTAAGTTAGCTTTAAAAAGTTTGAATCCAGCAATTGCTATTGCTGGTGGTGTTGCTTTAGTTGCTTTAGGTTCTGTTTTTGCCTCTAAGGCTGGTGGATTAAGTAACTCTATGGGTTCAAGTGGAGGAAGCGGTAATAGTGGTTCTAGTGGTGCATCAACTAACTCTGGAGGTAATTCATTTAGAGGTTCACAAAGTTCTGGATTTGGTGGAAACTCTACAGGCGGTGGTTTTGGAAGCGTAGTATTTGAGATTAGCGGACAAAGTTTAATAGGTGTGTTAGGCAATGCTTTAGATAAAAATAAACGTTTAGGCGGTAATTTACAAGTAGGATAAATGGGGAATCGAATTTATTTTTTAGAATATTTAGACGTAAATAATGTACAATATAACATTAACATTTACAAAAACGGATATACAGGTGATTCATCTTTAATTGGTGGTTATGCAATTTTGGAATACGGCGGTGTAAATAACAATTTAGAAAATATAAGAGGTAACGGGTTGACCTTAAACCTAGAAGCAAGTTTAGATTTGACTTTAGAAGATCTTTACACGGAGGATGAAAACACTTTCACGATAGAATTAATTAGAGGCGGTAGTCTACTTTTTTCTGGATTTATTAAGCCTGACGGGATATTCCAAGACTTTGTAAATGATAAATGGGAAATTACATTAGAATGTGTTGATGGTCTAGGTGTTTTAGAGAATTTAGCTTTTGTAAAAGAGGATGGCTTTCCATTTACAGGTAAGTTATCAGCTCTAGAAATAATTAACAACTGCTTAAGAAGGTCAAAAATATTATTAAAGTTAAATACATCCGTAAATATTTATTATGAAGGTTTAACACCTAGTGATGAATTAGATCCTTTTAATGAAATATACATGAGTGTTTCTAGATTTGTAAAGGATGACAAAGATACAATAATGAACTGTTCGGAAGTGTTAAAATCTGTTTTATTGCTATTTAATGCGGTTATAAGCCAAAGTAATGGGGAGTGGTATATCTACAGACCAAACGAGATTTATAATAACTCTACGGTTAAATTTAGAAAGTATTTACAATTAACAGATGGATTATTTTACTCAAACATTGAAGAATTGAACTTATCATTTAATTTGGGTAGTCATATAAATAATAAATACCCACATCACTGTAACGCAAATCAAAGAATAGGAATAAAAGGTAGTGTTAGTGCATACAGAATAAATTACAAATATGGTTTTGAAAGCGGTTTATTTTCTAACCAAAACTTTGTACATGATGGATTAAATTATGAAAATTATGTTGTTAATAATTCTTTTTATATAATAACAGATCCTAATGTAAACACAGGATTAAAGATGAACGCAGACACTGATTCATCATCACCTACACTTACAAGCGTTCCTATAGCTATCACAATAGATACTAGATTAGAAATAAGAGGTAGAATAAGCGGTTTAGAAACTAATATTATAGGATTTATAGTAAGATTAGGTATATATTATTTAGATAGTGCAGGCACTTGGTTTACGTCTCCTAGAGTAATATTTGGCAATGTTGGTGCAATAAACATTGTCACTGAGCCTTTACCAATTGGTGGTGATTTTTATATTGAGATATTTAATCCTACTCCAACAAATATAGGAGGGGAATTAGGTGTAATGACATTTGAAAGTTTAAACGTAATAAATGTAACTAGTAATAGTAATGGAGCTATAGGTGAATTTCACACTGTTTTAAGAAAAAGTAAGCCTAGTTCAATAGCAAAAGATGTAACTGAGATTTATAACGGTGATAGCCCTTCTATTATATTTGAAGGTGCAGTGTTTAAAAGCAATAAAGTATCTCCAACCACTAAATGGTTCAGACAAGGAAAAAGCGAAAGTTTTAAAATATTACAAATAGCAGCAGAAGATGTTTTAAGAGCGCAACAATTACCGAGTAAGGAATTTACAGGTAATGTATTTGGTTACGTACCTTATTTATCTTTGATTGACATTGATGGTATTACGGGTAAATTTATGCCAATTCAATATAATTTTGATACTAAAAACAACATAACAAGTTTAAAAAGTTTAGAGTTATTTGGTGATGAATTAACAGATATAGATTATAAGTTTACGCTTGATTTTGGCAACACAGTTAAGCCTACAATTATATAAATTTAAAATGATTATCTTTACAAAATGAGTACATTTATAAAAGGAGAAGATAGAATTTTATCAATAGCTTTTGAAGGTGTTTTTTATCCTATAGGTTGCCTAAGTGACAATTCATTTAGCGAAAGTTCTGAAATGCTAGATACTACAACTAGAGAATCAAACGGATGGGCAACAGCGCAAGCTGTTAAACAAAATTACAACATATCTTTTAATGGATTGCAAATAAATACAACAGTAAGCGGTGGGGATACGTCAAAGTTTTCATACGATACATTAAAACAAATTAAAAGAAATCGAGAAAAAATACAATGGAAAATACAAGGCACACAAGTTCCAAGTATAGATTATGGATTTTGCACAATTAATGAAATTGGAGAAAGCACACCTGTTAATGAATTTATAACATTTACAGGTAACTTACTTGGTTTTGGGCAACCTTTCTTTGCTGCAAACGCAAACGATACTGTTTTCGTGCAATTTGAAAATAACGATTTACAAATATTACAAAATAACGACAATTATATTTATAGATAATGGCAAATAAAAAATTATCAGAATTAACGGAAAAAGCAAACTTACCTACTAATGCATTAATTCATATCTTAGACCCTAACGATTTAAGTCAAAGCCCACAGGGTTCTGACTTCAAATTTGATAGTACTAAATTAGTTGAAACAGCAACTTCTTTACAAGCTAAAAGACCTTTAAAAACAATTGAGGGGCAAAGTTTAGAGGGTTTCGGAAATGTTGTATTACCTAATAATACTGCTATTCAATTACTATCTACTGGACTAAATCAAGGTGGCTTATTAACTATAAACACGGATGCTGCAAAGTTTAACCTTTCATCTGGGTTTGGATATGTTGTTAATGGTCATTCTGACCCAGATAATACGACACACACAAAAGTTACGTGGACTGCTAAAATAGCAAACGTTATTCCTAATATAGCTACTCAAAAACAAACATACGTAGCCGTTGATATTAACGGAGATCTGTTTTTGACAAACGTGCCACTAACAGCAACACAAAGGCGTAATTATATAAGGATTGGGGTCTTAATTCATCTAAATAATTCCGCAGTAACTTACATCGACAATCAACCGACGGTTAATATTGAAATCGGTGGACAGGTGCAAGATATTTTAGAGGCTTTAGGGTTTCGATCTTTAAGTGGAAATCGAATTTTTCCAGTATCTAATAATTTAAAAATAAAAAAGGAATTAGGGATTGTTTTTAAATCAGGCGCAAATTTTGACAACCTAACAACGCAACCACATTCATTTACTTTGGTTGCACAGGAACCTATAACTTTCAGATATAGAACTCAGACAGGGGAGGAGGGATCAGACATAACCGACATAACTCCAGCAATTTATGACTTAAACGGGACAATTACACCCGTAGCTGCTACGGCAACTTTAGCGACTATTCAAAGAGTTTACATATTCCAAGATGGAGTAGTTCGTATACAGCCTGGGCAAAGAGTATTTACTACGCTTAATGCCGCAATTACAG